GATATTTCGGTTCTGAGAACTGTCGTCATTATCTTTTCTGATGGATGGACGCTATATTTGTCCCTATAGTCGAATACCCTGTCTACGAAGACTTGTAGGTATTTTAGTTCGAAATATTCAGTTTCAAGAACCTCTTGTATCCTGTCTGCGAATGATCTATCTTCGAGAATAAGGGATGCGAGAGACTCTTGAAACGATTTACCATAGTGGCTGAAATCAGCTTGTTTTTGTGGATTCAATATGCACCATTACTGTTTGTGAGAAGAAGATACTATAATATAACATATAGTGCACCTTTCGTCAAAGTATTTCTTAAAGTTTTTTTATTTATTTTGGCTAGACTACCAATTCTATATACGGTGTGCCGTTTGCATCTATTGCGAACTTATATTTGTCTCCATTTGGAGCAGATAGAACAACATTTGTTTCTGGAATTGCCGCTACGCTTGTTATCTCTTCTACGCTCGGAGTTCCATTATTGTCAATAGAGAAGTGGTATTTCTTACCAGTTGGTCCAGCAAGTATCATATTCATACCTGCTACGGAAGATAGAGTTGTGTTAGAACCTGTGGTGGCGTATCCGTTCCCATTCATGTTGGTTATAGTGGAGTCAAAGGATGACGAAACGTTTGTGAGAGCAGAGTCGAATGTATTGAACTCAGTTGCGAAAGATGACGAAACGTTTGTAAGGGCGGCGTCGAATGTATTGAACTCAGTTGCGAAAGATGACGAAACGTTTGTAAGGGCGGCGTCGAATGTATTGAACTCATTTTTAAAAGACGACGAAACGTTTGTAAGAGCAGAGTCGAAGTTAACGAACTTGTCCGTGAAAGATGACGAAACGGTTGTGAGGGCAGAGTCGAAGTTAACGAACTTGTCCGTGAAAGATGACGAAACGGTTGTAAGAGCGCCGTCGAGGACAAGGTATTTGGCGGCGGTGGAACCTGAGAGCGTTACCAAGTCGGTTTGTAATGTGTTAAATATCGCTGCTCTGTCTGTGGCTGTGGTGCCTGAGAGCACGAACAAGTCGTCTTTCAAGGTTGAGAATATCGCTGCTCTGTCTGTGGCTGTGGTGCCTGAAAGAACAGTTATGTCACCCTCTAATTTCGTCTTTAGACTTGCCCTGTCAACGGCTGTTGATCCAGAGAGAGTGGTGATGTCTCCCGAGAGAGTTGTATCTGCTGATTTGTAGTCCGTCTCTATTTCTAAGCGTTGTTGGGCGACGTATCTCGCCATAAAACGCTTCCCCCCGCCTCTTCCTCCCATTATCCGACTCCCGAAGAGCCTGACCAGTTATGCTCTAATCTGTCGGCTGGGATTCCTGTCAATCCTGCTGAAATGGATGCAGTGCAAGCAGTGGCTGAACCTGCGAGGAGATAAACGCGAGAAACCTTGAAGTCTGCCTCGTATTCCTCTTCGTTTAGAAGTAGGACATAGTTGCCATCCTTTACTCCATTTTCAGAAAAACCGAACTTCATTGGGGCGTCACCGCCCAATGCATCTGCCGTGTTCTTGATGATGACGAACTTAGTCACTCTGTCAAAGCTTATGACGACTGGATCGGTGGTTGATATGACGTCTATTGACGCACTCGCATACGGGATTGAACTAACTTGGAATGAACCAACGTTATGCAATCCTGTTTGGTATGAATTTGAGTTCCAACCCATTATTTCTCCTGCTTACTTTTCTTTGACTTTATTTTATTCTTTATTTGTTTCTTTTTCTCGGCAGTCTTTACTGTTGAGTCAGCTATTTTAGCGTTGATTTCATCCATTGGTATTGGTTCGCCTGCTGGAAAGGTTATATTTACTTTGTTGCTCTCCAAGAATAGGTGTTCTTCTGTCAATTCGTATACTGCTTTCAAGTGTTGGCGATATTCTTCTATTTCTTCGATATATTCCTCTAAACTGGTTAAAGCCATCTCTGGTTTGCTCTCTAAGATGTTTGCGCTCGTTTCTAATAGTTTTTTCTTTCCATTTTCCTCGAAGTTGGTGAATGCCAGAGCTAAGAAGTTTTGGATTAACTTCTTCATATCTCCCTTGCGAGCGGTGAATGTTATCTTATTCAAGTCTTTCATCATATTATACCTCATTTTGGTGGATATTGTAAGTAGTTTCTCAAATAAAGAAGGGAGGGTGAATTTCTCCACCCTCCCCAGATTGTCTTAGAATAGTAAACTATTCATTGAAAACCTTTACGTTTTGTATTTCTACTCTACGTCTACAGACATGGTGATTGCACCGCCAGCGGCGATCTCGAATGAAACGCGTGGTTTCCCAGCACCCCAACCCATTGCCCAAGAAGTAGCAGTTGACTCAGCGTGGAATCCACCAGCCTCGTCCATACGAGCCTTCTCTTCAAGTTCGTTAGCGTCTACGTCAGCTTGCATTGTGTTGCGAGCAGCAAGAGCAGCAGCATCATCAGCACCGTGTGTTGCGATAATAGCATTACGAGCAGCCAAGTTGAAAGAAGCAGCACTAGAGTCAGCAGCAGCGAACTCAGAACGTACAGCAGCTTCAGCAGCAAGAGCACGAGTCTCTTCAGCGTCTACATCGGCGATGCGGGCAGCTAATTCAGCAGCAAGAGCAGCATCATCAACAAGTTTAGCAGCAGCGATTTCTGAACGTATCAAAGCACGATCAGCAGAAGCAGCAGTAGACAAGTTAGTAACTGAAGTCTGAAGGTTGCCATCGGCAAGTTCATAAGCAGCAACAACTTCTACGAACTGATCAAGCGCCGAGCTTGAGCCAGACAAGATTGCGTCAACGCGAGCGTCGATTAAATCTTCCTTAGCACCAGCACGAACGATCTCAGCAGCTAGTCCGTTGGTAAGAACCAAACGAGCAGCAGCAGCAGCGACATCATCAGCACCGTGTGTTGCAACGACAGCAGCAAGAGCAGCATCGTTAGATGTCTCGTACTGTCCGAGATCAGTAGCGATTGCAGCTTCAGCAGCTTGACGAGCAGTTGACTCAGCAGTCGCAGCAGCGGACATTACTCCACGAGCAGCAGTAGCAGCAGCGAAAGATGCCACAGAAGCAACTTCGTTAGCATCTACGTCAGCTTGGATTACTCCACGAGCAGTAGCAGAAGCAGCTTCGTTAGCATCTACGTCAGCTTGGATTACTCCACGAGCAGTAGCAGCAGCAGCGAAAGATGTATCAGCATCAGCTTCGTTTTGATCTACATCAGCCTGAATTGCAGCTTCAGCAGCAATACGAGCAGTTTGCTCACTAGCAGCAGCAGCGTTCATTGCAGTACGAGCAGAAGCAGCGGCGACGAAAGATGCATCAGCATCAGCTTCGTTAGCATCTACGTCAGCTTGGATTACTCCACGAGCAGTAGCAGAAGCAGCTTCGTTAGCATCTACGTCAGCTTGGATTACTCCACGAGCAGTAGCAGCAGCAGCATCATCAGCACCATGTTGAGCGATGATAACGTTACGAGCGGCAAGAGCGAAAGATCTTTCAGCAGCATCACCGTCAGCACGAGCAACTAATTCAGCAGCAAGAGCGGCGTCATCAACAACTTTAGCAGCAGCGATTTCGGTACGGATTAGAGCACGATCAGTTGAAGCAGTGTTTGACAAGTTAGTAACTGAAGTCTGAAGGTTTCCATCAGCAGCAGTGTATGCAGCGACAACTTCTACGAACTGATCAAGTGACTCACTTGAACCAGACAAGATTGCATCAACGCGAGCGTCGATTGCACTTTCAGCAGAAAGGCGAGCAGCAAGCTCGTTTGCGATAGCAGTATCAGCAAGTCCCTTGGCAGTAGCGATTGAAGCATCACGAGCAGACTCGTTAGCGGCACGAGCAGCTACGGCGTGTGTTCTTTCAGCGGCATCGCCAGCAACCATTGCAGCGGCAGAAGATACTTCAAAAGCAGCCTCTTTAGCTTCTTGAGTATCAAGAGCGGCTTGGATTCCAGCTTCAGCAGATTGACGAGCAGTTGACTCACTAGCAGCAGCAGCGTTCATTGCAGCTTCAGCGGCAAGAGCACGAGCGATTTCCGCATCAGATTTGTTTAAAAGCGCTAGAAGTGCGCCATCAAGTCCAAGACCACTGGCTTCGCCAGCAAGATTTGCAACTTTTAGTTCACCAGAGAGAACGCCAGAGACGATATCCTTTCCCATGAGAACATTTTTTGTTAAAATAGTCATATTATTATATGTTTCCTTTTTTGTATTGTGTTAAGCGGATAAAGGTATACACTCAAAGGAATCCCGTCGAAACGAAATGCCAATAAATGTTCTCCATCCGACCATATATATGAGTGATTTTACATAAAGTCAGTTTTATTTTGACTATTTTCAGAGGGTTTGTTTATGCCCTATTCTCGCACTTATTTTAGCGAATGGAGGCTGTCGTATGCCTCTCTTTTTGCGTTCGAGAGTTTCTCCAAATAGTCGTTTCTGCGGAGGACTTTGAATGCTAAGTTTTCAACTGAATAAGCTCCGATTGTCTCCAAGCCAGTCTTCCTCATCTTGCGTATTTTCAGTTTGAGTTTTTCGGCGTAGAGTTCGGCTTCTTCGTATTTCTTTTCGTCGATAAGCTTAGTTACTCTGTCTATTTGATCCATTAGAGACGCTGCTTTCTTCTTTACATTGTCTTTATCGAAGTTTGACTTCTCTGGGGTTGGGAACTTTATCCATTCGTTATTTAGGACTGAATAGAGTCCCTGTGCCTCGTGTGGATCGTTTATGTCCTGAACGTAGACTTCTACCTCGTATCCTTTTATGAGAATGTCGTGTAGTCGGTTCCATACTGACTTCATAGCGTTGAAGTATTCTCGGACAAGTTCTGTCTTGTCGTCAACATCGGAGAAGTCAACGAGGATGTGTAAATCGACATCGGAGAACTTTGAGTAGTTTAGTGCTGCGAGTGAGCCCGTGAAGGTAATGTCGGAGAACTGAGCGTCTCCAACTTCCAGAGAGTCGTAGAAGTCTTGCGCTATGGCGAGAAGCTTCTCTCTTATCTCGGGATCAAGCCTGTCCTCTGGTTGGTTCCAGAAGTCTTTGTTTATTTCGTCGTGGACTTCAAAACTGGATACATCGATACTCTCGGGATCTACATCCTCTGCGATAGAACGGAGCCCACCGACAAGCATTTCCGAATTTGGGATGCTTGCGGTGGATTCACCGAACATATTCGCCCATTTAGCAAATTGTTTCATGTTATAAATAGTTCTCTATTAGCTATTCGGCAATACTGAACTGTAAGCAATGCCTGTAAGGTTCTTACCAGTGTTCGCTACTGCTGTCCATGTAGTACCGTCGTTAGTTGATTTAAAGATGTTATTCTGAGTTGCAGTATTCAGAACTGCTATCCACGCTCCGTCATAGTAAGCCACGTTGGTAGCGGATATTCCTGAGTATGAGGCTCCAGCAGCAACGTCAGTCTTGGCAGACCATGAAGCGCCATTATCTGTTGAGAAGTAACACATTCTCTCTCCTCCAACTATCATCCACTTGCTGCTTCCAGCATACTGAATGTCGATTGGACGCTCGCTGTTGGAAACAGGCAATGTTGTCACTGTTGTCCATGTATTAGTGGCAAGTCCTGCGTCAGTACAAGTCTGAACTTGTTTGTCCCAAGTCGTCATTATCCATACGCCATTTCCGTATGAGATTTCCTTGACATACCATTTGACGGCAGCAGTCCAAGCCCATTGCTTAGATGCTGTCCAAGTTGCAGCGTCGTCGGTAGATTTCCAGACTCTATATTGGCTTCCGTCGTGAGTTACGATAACCCAGTTTCCTGCGCCGTCGGATGCGACAGAAGAGTTGTTTAGCGCTCCGCCGCTGACATCAAAGTTGCCAACTTCTGTCCAAGTCGCTCCGCCGTCTGTAGATCTTACAGCAGCGGCTTTTCCGATTGCTACCCAAACTCCGTTTCCGTATGCGATATCTATACCAGAAGTCATCTGAGTATTGATTGTTGTCCATCCGCCCTGTCCTGACGTAATGTCAGAAATTGTGCCGATATCATTAGCGCTATCCCACCAGCGAGGCGTCATCCAGATGCCGTCGCCGCTATTGTTGAGTCCATAAGCGATTGCCTGTTCATCAACTGTGGTTCCAGCATAAGCTTGGTATGTTGTCCAAGAAGTTCCATCTGAACTATATGAAACGTTTCCGTCTTCACCTACTGCTGCCCAGAGAGCGATGCCTGATGGACGCCAATCGTCCAAGTCAGTTGTTGTTACGACTTCTCCGTCTTGGCGAGCTACTATCCAAGTGGTTGTCTCTTCAGTATAGTTGACTTGCAATGGAGTTGAGGCAGAAAGAGCATCAGGTAGATTGTCTGTTAGAATGGAAGACCAGTCTTCTGTGGCAACTGCTGTTGTTTTAGTTGCGTCGGCGTTCTCTATGATGAGTACCCAGCCTTGTGAACTATAGTCGATGTCGAAAAGCTCTGAGCCTGCGCTTGTGATTGTCTCCGTGTCTGCTCGCTCTGTTGCTGCGCCGCCTGCGGAAGGCATTGTGTATACCTTGTTTCCAGCGGAGAATACTATTTCGTCTCTTCCTATTGCGTGCGCCATGGCAGTGATTGGTGCTTCGCCTACGTCAGTATAAAGAGTGCTTACGCTTGGGGCAGAAGATGGAGTGCTGAAATTTAGGAGAAGTAGCTTTCCGTTGTCGGACGATACCAAGAACTTACCAGGACTTAGATATAGTCCAAGGTTGAGGTTTCCGCCAGATGCGACTGCCTCAAACGTCAATGTCGCCAAAGTCATTACGTCGGTTCCGTAGTGAACTCCCGTTGGGACGACTATCATCGCCATCGTGTCGTTGCTGTCTGCGTCTCCCTCTCTAACATCAACGATGTCTGCTATCTCCACTCCAACTGTCCAATCTCTTACGGGCATAATAATTCTCCTTATTTGTGGCTGTAATAGCCTTATTGTGCTTTATGCCTATAAGTAGTTTCTATTGCCTTGAATCTACAATGATTTTTCTCATCATCGCGAACAACTCGTTGAAGTTGGATTCTCCGAATCCGTCTTCCATCATCATCGCCAGCATTGTGGTTTTTCCGAGTTCGGGTTCAAAGTTTTCCAGAGCGTAGTTTAGCTTCTGGGTTCCCTGTGGGCTTATGGATGGGACATAGAGTTGCATAAGGCGGTAGTTTTCCATTACCGTCTCTCGTCCCTCTATTATCGTCTGATATGCCTTTACTTTGCTTTCTGTGTTCTCGCAATAGTCTATTACTTCCGTGATGGCGTAAGACTTGTCCTCGCCCAAGAATGGGAGGCGTTTTTTGATGGTTTTCAGTCCTACTCCGCCTACTCCTGCTAAGTTGTCTGAGGAGTCTCCGACTATTGCTCTTGCGAGGGCGAAGTTCTTGGGGTGGATGCCGAACTCTTCAACGAGGTTCTTGCGGTTGACTATCTTCTTCTGAATGGGGCGATAGACTACTGTTTCGTCATCGCAGAGTTGGAAGAAGTCTTTGTCCGACGATACGATGACTTTCTGCCACCCTTTGTATTTGGGATGCTGGACGACGTGACTTATGACGTCATCTGCTTCAACTGCTGAGAGCATTAGCTGAATGATCGGAAGTTCGTTCAAGTATTCAAATAAGCGGGTTTGTTGCCATATCTTGTTGGAAACTTGCTCGGCATCTGTCATATTGCTGACGTCTCGGTTCATCCTGATGGGCTTTCTACCCTCTTTATAGTTCTTATTGACGCTTTTCCGACGCTGAGAACCACCTTGTCCGTCCCAGCAGAATACAACTTCGTCTGGTTTCACTTCTCGGCATAGTTTTTGGAGAGACTGGATAGTGCCTTTTACCATTCCCAGCGGGGAACCATTTGTCGATAAGCTCGGATTTACTATATAATTGCGGATCGCGAGGTTCAAGACATCGCAAACTAGTAGTCGTTTCATTCGTTCCTCTTTATTGGGGCGTGGATGATGCGTCCCTCTGCGATGCCCTTCTTGAGCATCGAGTCTAGTGCCTTTCGGGGTTTAGTCCATCCGAAGACATTCCACATTACTGGGACTTGGTGTTTCTTCTCTTCGTCCCAATAGGACTCGTGGCGTTGGAGAAGGATGCCCGACTCCATAACGCCTAGATGAGTTTTCTTCACTAAGTCACCGACTTTCAGTTTTACTTTGGGCATATCTTCTCCGTGCTATACTATATTATAACACGTTTGTGACTGCTTTGCAAGTATTTATCTGTGTCCTCGTCGCCTTCTGTGTCTGCGATCTGGGCGTGGTGGCACTTGTCTGCCTTCCACCCAACGGATGTGTGTTCTTGGTTTGCTGGAAAGCAACGTTCTTCGAATCACTCTTACTTCCCAATATCCTTGTCTCCAAGAACCATTCCAATAGTACCCGTCTGTCCATACCCAAGCACGAACTTGGCTCGGGTGGATTTCGGGTGCCGTTCTTTGATGATTTGGTGGATGTGCGTATGCAATGCATCCTGTTGTTGCTGAAAGGGCAAATAGCAGTGCTGCTGTGATTGTTTTAGTCATTAGTTCTCTTCCTCTTCTTTTTCTTCGTAAAAGTCTGATGCATTGCCTAAGCGTTTATCAAACTTAAAGATAACTTCTTCATCCATTATCTCATGTACTCTTAGACGAAACACTTCGTCTTTCATTCGATCTGTCCACTTTGCTGACTGAAATTTACTGCCTATTGGATTTCCGTTGGCGTCGTTGAGTTCGTACCACGCACCTTTTCTTACGAGACTGGTAGATGCAGAGATGGCGTCGAATAGACTTTCATCGTCTTGGATACCTATCTTGTCTCCCCATAGAATCTTGAAGTTGCATTGTCGTCCTTGGGTTCCAAATCGTGATTTCTCAAGTTTGACTTTTACCTCTGAGCCAACTCGGAAGCCCTTGTCGTCAGTGACAAAGGACGCCTTTGCTTTTCTTCCAGTCAACCAAATCCTCAGAGAGTATGAATAGATTGTGGCTTTTCCACCAGGAGTCATGTAGGGGGTGGTGAGAGCTTCTGATGGTGAACGGGTGATGTTCGCTTTCAACTGGTTTAGAATAAGGAAAGTGCTTTCCGAGTTGGCTATAGGGATAATAAGTTTTGAGAGTCCTTTGGCAAGGATTCTTGCTTTCATTGCCATTGACGATTGAGGGTTGAAATCTCCCTCAATGTCTGAGATGGCTGGAGTGAGGGCGAGAGAGTCCCAGATGAATAACATTCTATTGTCATTTGATGCCAATAGAGTTTCAATAGTCTCCAGAACAAACTCAACAGACATTGCTTGGATGTACATAAGTTCATCTAAGTTGCATCCTGCGTTCTGAAGGAACTCTGGATCAATGGCACTCTCGGAATCAAAGTAGATAACATCAATGCCCATCTTTTGAGCATTGGCGGCTGCTTGTGCCGCCATGTATGATTTACCTGTTGATGCCAACCCAGCGAGTTCTGAAATCTTCCCTCCTGGTATTCCTGCCATCTCTCCACGGGAAATAATGGAATCCAACCATCTCGAACCTGTAGGTATCCAATAAGGAACCTGTGTTGGGTTCTTCTCGGTTAGACTGTGTGCGACATTGATGCCAGCTTGCTTATTTATCATAGCTCGCATGTCAGCCATGCTCATTTTGCCTGCTTTGGATGAGCTTTTCTTAGCCATTATTTCTCCGTTCTCTTGTAAAAGTGTGAGGCACCTGATTACCCTGTGCCTCCCTGTGGGCAGATGATACGAAAAGGGGGGGTGTGCATTTATAGCAATATCATCTGTTTGGTTGAGTTGAGATTCTAAGTTCCCATTAACTCGCTGAAGGCGGCATCTACAGAGGAGGCTGTATCTGTAGTTGTTGCCGCTGTGGTTGTTGACGTAGTTTGAGTTAGCTCTGTAGCTACGGCGTCTGCTGTTTCTCCAAGGAGATAAGCATCTAACAATGCTCCAACTTCCGCTGGCGTCTTACGCTCAAAGATTGCATCAAAGTCTGGAATACTTTCTAGAAGCTCTGTGCATCGTTCGTCTCCGCCAACTGCGTCATCACAGAGAGGAGATGAACGTCGTCGGGGAACCAACTTAGTTTGAGGATATGAAGCACCTGCTGGTTTGCCATAATGTAGTGACAAGTCAGTTCCAGTTTCAACATCGGTGATGTCGCCGTACTCAGGGTTGAGGACGAGGTTGAGCAACTGCTCGTATACCGTCTTGCCGTAACCCCATAGACGAACGCCTTGATCCTCTTCTCCACGAACGAGGACGGGTGAGAAAAAGCGCTGGCGAGCCATAAGGTTCTTTGCCTGCTTGATGCTTTCTTCGGTTCCCTCGTTGAAGAGTTGACGAACGAAGTCGTTGAGTGGATCAGCTTCGTTGAAGTTGCGGTAGGGTGAAAGGAAGCCTGGGTTGTTTCCTACATTGTAGTGGAACCAGTAGTCCTTGAAGGGATCGCCGTCAGCAGTTGGGACGATGCGAATAGTTTGCTCGCCGTCTTGCGGACGCCAGAATGAGGACTTCTGCCCTCCACGGTTTTCGAGAGCCGACTTGCGGGCTTTCATTTTGTTAATGTCAATAGCCATTTGTTATTTTACCTTTGTTTTGTTTTTGTGGCGGATTTGCCTAGAGTCAAGATGATGAATCTCTCACCTTGCTAATGAATATTATAACACAGGTATGTTATAAAGTCAAAGTCTTTTTTTATTTATTTTCGAAAATATCGTCGGTTTCTGTTTCTTCGTAGTCAAAGAATCCGTGATCCATTGGGATAGTCATTACCCAGCCGCTGTCGTACTGGCATTGGCATTTAGACAAGCCGTCTAGTGCTGTGAACTGGGCACCTGTTACTGAACAGGCTACTTCGCAATGTCCTACTTTTCTTCCTACTTCGACGCCTTGTTTCAATACAAGCATTGTCAGGAATGTACCTACAAGTGAAAGACTGAAAAGAGTCAATGCTCTCTTTATTGTGTGCTTCCATTTGTTAGGTATTTTCTTAAGCAAATTCAATTACCAGTTCTCGCAGTATTGGCGACTATGTAAGCATAGTCCTGTTCATAACTAGTTGAATGTATCCTAAACGCCGTTTTTACGTTATCTTCGTCCTTAGTGTTGTTGTTAATGTTGTTGATTATCTTTTTCATCAGGGTTCCATCTGTCTCCAATGTTTTCTGATTGATAGCATAATAATAACACTTTTCTGAAGGAGTGTCAAGTAAAAAGAATAACTTTTCTTCTCCACTCTCCGAGTCAACAACTCCGAAGGTGCTAACTCGTGCTATTTCGCTTGGTTCGAACGATGTGCTGTGAACTGGGCTCTGATGGTTGTAGAGGTTTATCATGTGGAGCGTTGACGCTATTAGATCATTTAGTCTGTCATAGTATCCGAATACTGGAACTTCGCCGATGACTGACTCAACAAGTTTGTTATCTACCAGATAGAGTCTCTCCAACTTTCCTGAACGGGCATACTCTTGTAAAACATTTCTTACCAGTCTCTCCTGTGCCTTGTTGCTTGCTCCGAGGAACTCAACATCTGGTTTGATGTAGAGGACGTTGACAGTTTTCTTCATTTTTGAGAGTTGCTCTAAAATGCGAAGA